TTTATATGTAGCTGCAAAGACTGATGCTCTTGCGAAGGCTTCTTGTGCATGTGTTTCATTCTCCCATAAGTATCTGTCTTTTATTGTATCAAGACTAAACTTATCTAATAGTTTTTCATTACTGTAATTAATTTTTATACCAAGGTATTCTTTTATACCTACTTTATCGTCAACCATTCTTTGACTCCTTATCATGAATGTGAAGCATTATTATAGCATAATGTAATATCTTAAGCAAGTCTTTTCTGTTCTTTCCTGCTTTATTTCCGTACCTTTTTGCATACTTCATAATGTTACCCATACAAAAACCTTCACCATGACCCGAGTCAATGATTACATCCGTAGCTTGATACTTGTCTGAAGCATAGTGCTCCCCATATGTACCATCAATATATTCTTTTAGTTCAACTATATGTCTGCGTTCATTAAATTTATAATCCATAGTTACTCCATTCCATAGGTAGTGTGTCTTCACTATACCACCTAAAATTGTTTTTCTCAGCCCATTCAGCATGGGTTCGTTTTGTTCTGTCCTTTCTCATCTTAGCTCCCGGCATAGGTGCATAAGGTTTTTGAAATAAAAACACTAACTCAGTATCTTTTGGTAGTGCTGTTCTTATATGTATGTACTTACTATACTCAGGGTAGTCCCAAAACCTACCTTTAGCTTCAAGTAAAATAGTTTTACCATCAATTACTTTAACAAAGTCTGGTTCATATTTATGTTTAACAATGTAATCAAACAGTTCCCAATGATGTTTCCAATCTTTAAGAATTGTCTCATGTAATTTAACTTCCCATAAACTATCGTAGCCTTTAGGAACACCTGTTTTTTTAGGTCTAGGTTTACGAGGTTTTCTAAATCCTACCATTATAAAATAGATGAGTCATAGTTCTTGACTAACTTCCAGTAAGTTAACATAGCATTAAACATTCCTAAGTGTTTGCTTTGTGATTCTCTGTCCCAAACAAAAGGGAGAACCAAGCCTGTATCTTTTCTGTCTACAAAAATAGATACTCTTTCAACATCATCATAACCACAACCTTGTGCGTAAGCAGACAACTGCATTCCATGTTCGTCAAACACTAACTTAGCTGGGTCTTTACCTTTTAAGTTATCTTTTGTTTTAAAGTCTATAAATATTCCTGACTTAGAATACAAGTCTATCTTACCACCATAACCTGCATCAGCACAGAAAGAATCTTCTGCTATCCACTCTTCATTAGGAAAAGTTTCATCTAAGTATTTCTTGATTACTTTGTAAGGTTTAGTTTTAGCTTTACCTAAAAATCCTTTCTCAATCATACCATGTATCTTTGTTCCTTGTTGAGCAGCTTGGATACCTACTTGTCTAGAATCTGTTTGACATCTGTAGTAAAAAGACTCAATTGTTTCGTCCTCTCCTTGTTCTAAGGTTAGAAAAGAATTAAGTAATTGTTTTTGTTTCCAAGTCTCTAAAGATGGCTTGGCTATAATACCCATGATAGTTGTAACAGAAGGAACTAATCCTAAAGACTTAGCATCTCTAAGAGTAGTGTTTCTTTCTTTACCATTAGCACCTATGATAGTATACATAGGCTCACCTTCTTGGGTATACCAGTGTCCTGATTCAGACTTAAATTTATTATAGTTGTCCGTTACTAAGTTGTCAAGTTCTTTTTTATTTTTCATGATTAATCCATTTTAATTTTCTAGTTTTAGGATTAAATGATAATAATCTTACACCTAATTTTTCTTGTGCTTTAGTCCTAACTCTTTTATTCCTATATTTTATCTCGTTTTCATTTGTTGACTCATAATTTATCGACATAGTTTTAACATCTACAAGAGTCATTTCTCCATCTTTCATACTAATTAAATCTATTGGACCTGAACAACCTGTGTTTTTAAATACTTCATAACCATTATCCCATAACCAAGTTACAGCATAGTATTCAGCCAAGTCTCCTTTTCTACTTTTATCTTTAATGAGTTTCACTCCAGTCTCCTCCTATTTTATATTCACCATCAAGAGGACATCTCATATTAAAATGTTCTCCGGCTTCTCGAAGACTAGCTACTGCTAAGTCTCCTATGTTATTAGCTTCTGTATCTTTAACTTCTATCTGCCACTCATCATGTATGTTGGCAACAAATTTAAAGTCAAGACTCCTAAGTTTTAATTTACTCTCCAGTATTTCTAATCCTTTCTTCATTACAATAGCACCACCACCCTGTAGTAAACTGTTTAGTGCAGCATGTTCATGTCGTATATAAATCTTACGACCATCTATTCCTTTGAGGAATCCTCGTTTTGCAGCTCCTTGTACTTTTTCCTTAAGAGTTTTAAATGTGGGGAGATTATCGAGAAAGCGTTCTTTAAGTTCTTTACCCTGCTTTCTTGATCCTCCAACCACACTTCCAATCTTTTCATCTCCTGCTCCGTATACGAGGGCATAGATGAAAGTCTTTGCTGTATCTCTTGATTCAAGTCCTGCAAGTTTTTGATTAGTTGTGTGTATGTCTCCGTTGACCACTTCATGTATATACTCCTTATCGTTCATATAGTGTGCTAACATTCTAAGTTCTAATCCTGAAGCATCAACCCCAAGCAGAACATTACCTTCGTCTACAGTCCAACAAGCTCTACACTCTTTACCAAAGGGACTGTATACTGCTGGTATCTGAGCCATGTTAGGATGATTGTGGGACATACGACCAGTAATAGTTCCGTTAGGAATGACTGAACCATGTACTCTACCATCATCTTCTAGGGCATCCAACCATGATTGTATCTGAGCTATACGCTTTTGATACAACAAGAAGTCTGCAATTAATTTAGCTTCATGTATGTGAGTAATCTTTTTAAGTGTACCCTCGTCTACAATAGGCTGACCTGTAGGTGTAAAACGTTTAGGTTTCCAACCTACTTCAACAAGATACTCACCAATTTGTTTACGACTACCTAAGTTAAACTCTTTAAGTTCTTGTCGCATAAATGGTTTATAGTTTTTTGTAGACATACAGTTATCATATTCTTCAGGTCGTAATCCTGACTTAGATAACTCACCATCTTTCTTAAACTTAGGTACAACTAATTTTACATCAACCATTCTAGGTTTGAATGTTCGTTGTACTTCCTCGACTATTTCATTCATCTTAGTTTTAAGTTCAGCTAGTAAAGTAGTAGCCTGTCGTTCATTAAATTTGAATCCGTTGTTTTCTTGGTCAGACATTATCCGAGCAACTCTATGTTCAAGATCAATTGATTGTTGACTAAACCCTGCTTGTTCTTGAAGTAATCTATAGTAAACTAATTCATTTAGTTTAACATCATTAATACAATACTCTAGCATCTGTGGTGTATACTCTTCAAAGTCTATAGGTTGTTCTTGTTTAGCAAAGTTAACACGATAACCCCACGTCTTTAAACTATGTCCGTTTTCTCGGATAGGTCTAAACAACCTAGACATAACAAGAGTATCTTCAATGTTCTTGTGATATAAATCTACACCAGTTAGTTTCTTAATAACATCTAGATCAAAGCGTAAGATGTTGTGTCCAATTAATGTATCGGCATTACTAAGAAACTCTAAACCTTCTTCAAGTTTATCAGGTGTAAAAGAATGTACCTCACCACCAACTTCTTTTGCTACAATACAATGTAGCTTTGTTGGTTTGAGACCATTACATTCTATATCAAATATAATTTTAGAAGTCTGTGTTGTCAAATGTTTCCTCCTCTGATAACTCAAATAGTCTACCAGTTTCGTTGTTGTAACGTAAGCTACAGGCTAATCCAGTATCACCTGTGTATCTTGATTTAAGTACACGTACCTTCGTAGTGTTAGCTTCGTCTTGATTCTCTGCTTGTTGATTACGTTCTAGTGCAATCACACAATCAGATAGTTGTGCTATTCCTGCTGAACCTTTGAGGTGTGAGAGAGATACTTCAATCCCTTGCTCATGTCCTTTATCACCTGATGCTCTACGTAAGTGAGATACAAGTATCATACCTACTCCTGTTTCTTCAACAAGACTACGCAATCTATTCATCAATGCATCAATACCTCTACGTTCATCACCTTCACCCATAACATTGACTAGCATATGTAGATGATCTACAACCACCCACTTACATTCACAACCTACAATAATATATCGTAGCTTAGAAAATACTTCATCAATATCTGTGACTCCAAGATGGGCATGAATAAATACACGACCTTTGGGTATGACTTTATCAAACAGATTAGTTAGTTGTTCTTCACTATACTGTTCTCGTCTCTCGTTAAGATACACTCGATCATTAGCTTCAATGGATATAATACCATCAGCAGTTCGTAACCAGTTCTCTTCAAGAGCTACAATACCTACGTTGTCTTCTGTATTTTTAATAAGCCAATGTTCTAACTCACGAGTTACACTAGACTTACCTAGTCCTGTGCCACCTGTAAGAGTTACTAGCTCACCTTTACGCATACCAAATAGTTTCTTGTTGAGACCTTCCCAAGGATAAGCAATGCTCTCCTTAGTTTCTCGATGTAACCATTCAGATTTTTTAGCAGACAAGTCCATGATACCTGATGGTGTGTAGGTTCTAGCTTCCCACCATGCAGACATAAAGTCTTGAAACTTCTTTTGTCTAAGCATATCGTTAGCATCTTTACATCCATTAGGTAACGTAACTATCTTAGCCTTGCCGGGTTTTAATATACGAGCAACCTTTCTAGCTGCTTCTTTACCTGCCTTGTCATTATCAAAACATAATACTACGTTCTCAAATGATTCAACAAACTCAATACTTTCTCGTATATCTTTAACAGCACCTGATGCACCACGCTTTAAGGAGACACATGCCCACTTTGACTGCATCAATTCATAAGCAGCCATAGCATCACATTCACCTTCAACAATTGTCAGATACTTACCACCAGTATTTCGGAACAACTGTTCCCCAAATAAACCAGTGCCTTCATATGTACCTGCAAATGCAAAGTTCTTGTTGTCTACAAAACGTGTCTTAGTCCCAACCACTTCGTTACCATTGAAGAATGGATAGATGTGTTGAGATACTTTATTATCTGTACTTACTACTCGTCTCACTCCATACTTCTTAGCTGTGTCTTCAGAAATACATCTGTCTGTAAGAGCACCAAAGCTACCAGTATATGTGTTAAGAAAAGTATTACTTACTTTAGGTTTAGGATTTGTGTCCATAATTTTACCATCACAAGCATCAATATAATTAGG